TGCAACAGCGTTTGTGTTAACAGTTTCTGGAACAGCACAAGCAAATATAATTGTCGACGAGTTTACTAAAACAAAACTCGACTTTGATCAAAAGATGGAAGAAGGCAGAGAACAGCTTTCTCGTAATAAAGAAGAACTGAAAGGTTACTTCATCAAGATCAAAGGCTTCGTGATTAATGCCGTAGATAAAATTGAAGGTTTAAATAATGAACAATAAAGTCTTACTTCTTCCTGCACTGGCTGTACTTGCAGCCTGTTCAAAGCAGGTTCCACCTGATGCAGCAATGTCACAACAGGAATATGAATACAAAACGGCACAGGTCGAAAAGCAAATCGATCAGATGCCAAAATGGTATACACAAATTCCTGATGAAGATAATGCAGTCTATGCTGTAGGTACTGCAATCACACCTGATATGCAGCTCGCTGTCGATATCGCCACATTGTCTGCTAAGACAACTCTTGCAGATCGTATCGATTCAAAGCTTCGTTCGCAGATGAAGACCTTTAAAGGTAAGATCGGTGCAGATGATTTCACAAATCAACTCGCACATGAGTTTGAACAGGCAACGATCAATATCATTGCAGATGCTGATGTTGCAGGTTATCGTGTAATGGAATCTTCGATCGTACCAAATGGTACTCAGTATCGTGCCTATGTTCTTCTCGAATATACCGATAGTGAAGCATCAAAGATCCTAAAGAATCGTGTTGCACGTGATAAGATGCTGATGTCAAAGCTACAAGCGAAGAGTGCATGGGCTGAACTCAATACTCGTGTCGATGCTATGAATGACGATGAGCTCAAAGAGATGTCAATCATTGTTGATGCAATTAACGATCTTCCTGTGCATACACCTGCACCAATACCAAATGCACAAATTAGTGTACAAAACTAAGAAAGTATGATATAATATGTTAGGTAATATGTCTGGCGATCGTATGACGTCTGTTCGTGTATTCGAAGGTGAGCTCGAAAGAATGAAAATGCTTCGTAAGTATCACCATAATGAACCGTATACTGAAGAAGAAAAGATCGTCAGGCGCTACCTACAACAACGTATCAACAGCATGACCATGAAAGGCTACAAACATGACTATGCATCTAGTGAGAGGTATGACAACAACACGTACCCGAAAGCGCAAAGCAAAAAAGAAGACAGCGGCAATTCTGGAAGAAGAACGCAAGATGGCAAAGCTCTTACAGCGCGTTGGCTATCAGAAAGATACAACGTACCGAGCACCAATGCCAAGCTATAAAGTTGTACGTGCTATGCCAACATCTGATGTAGTTGGTAATGGTTATGCAAAAGCTGCTAAGCAGTATACTGGTGATGAGCTTGCAGGTATCGGCACTCTTCACAAGTCAAATATGGTTCCTATTCGTAAGGATAGCAATGCCGCAAAAGAAATTGCTACGATGCGTAGAAATTAGCGGGTATAGTATAATGGCGATTATTACAGCCTTCCAAGCTGAGGATCGGGGTTCGACTCCCCGTACCCGCTCCAAAATTAACTGTGTACATTTGTACAAAAGTATGATATAATAGATTAGGCTACAATTATCTAGGAGAGTTATCATGCCAATGGTAAAACGTAAAAAGAAAGTTGCTGTACGTCGTAGATCAGGTATCGCTGCTGCGCCGTTCGAAAAAAGTATTGATGCAGTTCATTCTTTCTTTCATACCGAAGTTGAACGTAAAGATCTCGTTTCTACTTTGAAGTCATATGCAAAAGCGAATACATCTGCAGAAGAATACAGATATGTGAATGCATGCCCTGAATATAAATTCTGGTGTCTTGCATATCATTGTGCAACAGCTGCATATCTCACTTATACAAATGAGACGAATGAGCGTATCGAGTACTGGAAGAATGCACTCAACAATTATGTAAAGCAACTCATTGAGATCGGTAAACCTCTTTACTTTGAAAAGCTTCAGCGTCAAAAAGACTCTGATCACATTGTCACTCTTTCACCGATGCAGAGATTGCAGAAAAAAGTATCTGCTACAATCATGCAAGATCTACTTGATTATGAAGATGGTTGGATAGAGGGTGAAAAGTCTTATATCGATTTATATGCTCTCTTTAAGAAACATGGACTGCCAGCTTCAGCAGCTGGTCCAGTCCGTGAGGTGGTTGAAGGATGGTTATTAGATTATGAAGATGCATACCATAAACGGTGCCCTGATGCCGTTGAAGGCTACTCCCATTTGAAAAGACCTGAAATCAATCGCCGTATTAAAGCCTGTCAAGCGATGCTCTCCGATCTTGACAGACTGAAATCAGCTGCGAAGGCAGTTCGTAAGTCCAAGGTGAAAGGACCTAAAGCAGCTGATAAACAGGTGGCTCGTGTGCAGTATAAAGTCGAAGACAATGATTTCAAGTTGGTGTCGATACCACCAATACAAATCGTTGGTCGAGCAAGGCTCTATACGTTCAATACCAAATCACGTGTATTGACTGAGTATGTAACGACAGTCGCCAATGGGTTTGAAGTCTCTGGTACTTCCATTAAGAATTTTGATAAAGTGAGTAGCCGCGCTGTCAAACTTCGGAGGCCAGATGACTTCATTCCTCTCATTCTCAATAAGACACCAAAGCAAATCGATGGTGAATGGAAAAACCTAACCACCAAATCGAGTGTGCCAAATGGTAGACTCAATAAGGATACAATTCTACTAAGGGCATTGGATAAATGAGTGTTGAAGATAAATTTCTAAACAAGTCACGGTTCTCAAAAATGATTGAAGCAACCGTGGCTGAAAAAGCAATTGGCTATATGGAAGCAATCTTGTTGGTGTGTAGTGACAATAATATTGAACCAGAAGATGTAAAGAAATTCATATCGCCAGTCATCAAAGATAAGTTAGAAGCAGAAGCAATGTCACTCAACTTCTTGCCGAAAACTAATTCTATTGACTCGTCTCTTTTTGAATAAGAGCGATATAAATAGATGTACAATACAGCCATACTGTGTTATAATACAAACTATATTTCAGCAAATACGAGGTAATACATGTCATTTGAAAACCTAAAACGCAATCGCGATCAAATCTCCAAACTTGTTCAAGCAGCAGAAAAAGTCGGTGGCGGCGAACAAAAGTCTTACGCCGATGAACGAATTTGGAAACCAACAGTAGACAAAGCGGGTAATGGATATGCCGTCATTCGATTCCTTCCAGCAAGTGAAGGCGCAGAATTACCATGGGTCAGATACTGGGACCATGGATTCAAAGGACCAACCGGTCTTTGGTATATCGAAAACAGCCTTACTTCTATTGGTCAACCTGATCCAGTTGGCGAACTCAACTCGCGACTCTGGAACTCAGGCATCGAATCAGACAAAGATCGTGCACGCACACAAAAACGTAGACTACACTACGTAACAAACATCCTTGTCGTACAAGATCCATCGAATCCACAGAATGAAGGTAAAGTATTCCTTTATCAGTTTGGTAAGAAGATCTTCGATAAGATCATGGATGTAATGCAGCCATCATTTGCAGATGAAACACCGGTCAATCCATTCGATTTCTGGGATGGTGCAGACTTTAAATTGAAAATCCGTAATGTAGAAGGATATCGTAATTATGATAAGTCAGAGTTTGCAAGTCCATCTGCTCTCTATGAGTCAGACGAATCCAAGTTGGAAGCAGTCTATAATCAGCTACATAACCTCAGTGAGTTTACAGACCCATCAAACTACAAGTCATACGACGAACTCAAAGCAAAGTTAATGCGTGTACTTGGTGAAGAAGCTGAAATGGGTGCACCTACTGTGGTTCAAATGAATCAGGTAAATGAACCTGCTCCAGCTCCAGAACCTGTAGCTCCTGTTACAGCAGAAGAAGTCAACAAACAAGATGATGACGATACAATGTCTTATTTTGCGAGGTTAGCGAACGAAGACTAAGGTCTTCCAGAAACACGCTTCTTAGCAGCTGCTATCTGATCGTTTAAATCTATGGTGGGCCCGCTTTGCTGGCTCACCATTTGACTATTAATCTCAGTCTTCGAAGCGTCAGTAGTCGGTGCATTGATTACGTTAGGAGTTTGCTTAGTTTCAAGTTGATTAATTTTCTGCCTTAATTCTAATATTTCAATTCCTAACAACCGAGCTGTTGTCGCTAGCGCGGCTTCCTTTCCTTCTTCACCTGATCTAGATATCTTCGAAGCTTGACTTGCGGCTGCAGCTATCTATGCA